GATGTTCAACCCAACCAAGGCAACCCGCACCGAACTGCTGATCGCAGAGGTTCAGGGTTCCTACTCTGTGAAGCGTCTTAAGCGTCGCGGACCCCGTAAGGGTGAGACCTGGAATAAGGACTGCTCCTCCGGTCGCCCTGCTCTCGGTTCTCATGACACCTCCAAAGGTTCCTACGTTGGCAAAGGTGACATCGCCATCGGTGCCGGTCGCATGGGCACGCTGAACCCCGTCAAGTCTTTAGGTCGTGCCTGGTCAGGCGACAAGGATGCCAACGCTGCCGCTGCTGCCCGTCAGCATCGTGCCGACCGCATCGCCGCCGCCCGTGACCGCCTCATGGGTTTGTGATACTTAGCAGCGTTCGTTCGTGACAGCAGTGTGGGGGGTTTTATGCCCCCCCGTTATAAATCCCATGGGTCCCCTTAGTCTACAAAGTGTTACGATGCCGCACAAGATTTCAAAATGACTCTTTTTTTCCCACCCCCTATAAAAAATTTTTTTGCTATATAAAAACAATATAAGGTTTTATGGAGATGCAAAAAAATCGCGCAGAAAATTTTACGACCATAGAGGTCGATCCAGTAACTGGTGAGCACTATGTAATCATTCCAGAATGGATATTGGATGAAAAGGGATGGTACGAAGGTACCGAAGTAAACATTGAGGTAGAGAACGATTACATTGTGATCACCGATATTAAATAATTTCTTGACATTATATACATAATGCAGTATGATTCGAAAGTAACTCATTTCTATTATGGCTAAAGGATTTACAGTAAAAGCAGCTGCGCCCATTGCAGCAAAAAAAGAACAAGAATGGGATTATGATAAGGCAAAAGAAATGGTAAGGGGTAAGAGTATTGTCTTTTGTCTTCCTGGAAGAGGAGTTTCTTACACTTACCTGAAAAACTTTGTACAACTTTGTTTTGACTTGGTTCAGGCAGGGGCAAGCATCCAGATCTCGCAGGACTATTCCTCCATGGTAAACTTTGCAAGATGCAAGTGTCTTGGAGCGAATGTACTGCGTGGACCGGACCAAATTCCCTGGGATGGAAAGTTGAACTATGACTGGCAACTTTGGATTGACTCTGACATTGTTTTCAACACTGAAAAGTTTTGGCAGTTAGTTCTTATGGAAAAGGATATTGCCGGTGGTTGGTATTGCACCGAAGATGGTCGCACCACATCAGTTGCTCATTGGTTGGAGGAGGATGACTTCCGTAATAATGGAGGTGTGATGAACCACGAAACCATCGAGAGTATTTCCAAGCGTACAAAACCTTTTACTGTTGATTATACAGGATTCGGATGGCTTTTGATTAAGAAAGGAGTCTTTGAGAATGAAGGTATGAAGTATCCATGGTTTGCTCCTAAGATGCAAGTCTTTGAGTCTGGTGAGGTTCAAGATATGTGTGGAGAGGATGTATCATTCTGTCTTGATGCCATTGAGTCTGGTTTTGAGATCTGGTGCGATCCTCGTATTCGTGTGGGGCATGAAAAAACTCGTGTTATTTGAATAATGACAGAACGGTATGATATCTTGTGTCGTGGGCGCAAGATTTATAAAAATTTAAGTCAACTTGATTATTTTGAAGTGATGGAAGACTTGGCTCTGGAGTACTATAAGACGGGTACTCCAGACCCGGCAGATTTGGAAACACAAACTTATGAGGTAAAGGAAGATGCGTAGTGGTTCTTATGTAGAGGCAATTCCGAAGAAGTCTCGGCAGGGACAGGGAAAGCACACGAAGTGTGCGGCGAGTTCTCGTAACTCGGCAAAGAAAAAGTACAGGGGGCAAGGAAGAGGATGAGTCAACTACTTGTAAATCTACCAGCACAAAAAGTCTGGGTACGAAAAGAATATCTTCGTGATTTACAAGATGGGCACGGTGAATTTGTAGAGGGCGTCTGGGTATCTGCGAAGTCGATACCTGGGCGTGCTTTTTATTTTGAGACCTATCTACCTGAATACGGTGCAATGTTTGACAAGTTGCCAATTTCGGCATTTGTATCAGATCCAGAGACACCAACACCTGATTTGGATCTACCAAATTTACAGTTCTGGAACTGTATGGACTATGGCATTACAAATATTTGCAAACAGTTTACTGCTTCGATGGATTGGGAAGTTAGAACACGTCATTTTGGATGTATAAAAGGTCAGTACATTTGTACATTAGACAATTATCATGCAGATTGTGACACAATTGATTATGCAACAAGTGAAATTCCTGAAGAGCACAAGTCATTTAATCTTATTTCACTTGAAAATGGTCAGTTTGCATTATATCCAAACAATAGATGTAGAATCTATGATGTCAGTTTAACTCCCCAAGAACCAAAAACACCAGATTTCAAAGTCTCTACAGAATATTATGAGTGTGAAAGAGGTTTTATGTGGGGAAGGTTGGGAGATACTGATGAATATTTCTGGTTAACACCTGAGGAAAAGGAAAATAAATAAAAATAAGGGATAGCAACCCCTCTAAAAGTTCTGATTTTTACAAATCAGAGGCTACAATGTCAAATTTACCTGTCGATAGAGACAAAAACTACATGAGAGAGATGTGGGGAACCACTAAACTCGTAACAGACTATGATGCACTAAATGAAAAAGAAGTTCTTCAGGAAGTCATGCATGATGATCTGAATAAAAAGTACAATATTCCTCAGGATCGTTATTCAAGACCTTGTGGAGGTGCTAATGGTTTTGATGATTTTGTTGAAAGGTGGCACGAATAACTATAAATAAAGAAAAATCCCCTGTCTGATGGCAATAACTCGTATATCAAGAGCATTCAAGGACATTAGTTTGTCCTTTGAACCTCATCCTATCACGAAAGATTTGCCAATACTAAAGAATGAAAGAGCAATTACACGTTCAATTCGTAATCTTGTTGAAACAATTCCAAATGAAAGGTTTTTTAACCCAGATTTAGGTTCAGAAGTTCGTTCAAGTTTATTTGAATTTGTAGATTTTGGAACTGGTTCTATTATTCGAGACCAAATTTTAAATGTAATATCAAATTATGAACCGAGAGTAACTGATGTTGATGTTTCGGTAAATGTAAGACCCGATTCAAATGAATTTGATGTTACTGTGGTCTTTAATATTATCGGACAGGAGATTCCAACACAACAGTTTACATTCATATTAGAGGCAACAAGATAAAATGCCTTTCACAAAGTTTACAAATTTAGATTTTGATCAGATAAAAACATCCATAAAGGATTATCTTCGTGCTAATTCGACGTTTACGGATTTTGATTTTGAAGGATCAAACTTTTCAGTATTAATTGATACCTTAGCATATAATACTTATATAACAGCATTCAACTCAAACTTGGTTGTTAATGAGTCTTTTTTAGATTCGGCAACAGTTCGTGAGAATGTAGTATCACTTGCAAGGAATATTGGATATGTTCCTTCATCGAGAACTGCATCAACGGCAAATATTTCATTTACAGTTAATGCAGAAAATACTGGTACAGTAACATTACAATCTGGTCTTGTTTGTACTGGTAGTTTAAAAGGAAGTTCATATGTTTTTTCTGTTCCAGAAAACGTTTCGGCAACTGTATCAAATAATGTTGCAACATTTAGTAACTTAGAAGTTAAGGAAGGTACATTTTTAAAGAAAACCTTTATTGTTAATGGTTCATTAGACCAAAGGTTTATATTAGATAATTCTTTTATTGATACTTCTACTATTATTGTTTATGTTAAAGGTCCAAGTGATAGTGGAAATGGAAATCAATATAGATTAGTTGAAAATATTTTTGAAATTAATTCAAGTTCGGAAACATTCTTAATACAAGAAGTTCAGGATGAAAAATATGAACTTTTATTTGGTGATGGTATTTTTGGAAGGAAGTTAGAAAATGACTCTGTAGTAACCGTCACATACATTGTAACGAACGGAAAAGAAGGTAATGGTGCATCATCCTTTGCTTTTGCTGGGTCCTTTACAGACGATGCTGGAGTTGTTATATCCCCATCTGTAAGTAGCATTACAACCAATCAAAGTTCTCAAAATGGTTCTGATATTGAATCAATAGATTCTATTCGCAATTTTGCACCTCGTTTATACTCCTCTCAATACAGAGCAGTTACACCAGGTGATTATGAGACAATTATTAAGTCAAAAATATTTCCAAATGCGGAATCAGTATCGGTAGTTGGTGGCGAAGAACTTGAACCACCACAGTTTGGTAAAGTATTGATAAGTATCAAACCCAAGGGTGGTACTTTTGTTTCCGACTTTAATAAACAGCAGATAAAAAGTAAGTTAAAGTTGTATTCAGTATCTGGAATTGATGCTGATATTCTTGACGCAAAAATACTTTATATTGAAATTGATTCTTCTGTTTATTATAATTCATCTCAAGTTAGTAGTCCAGATAATTTAAAAACAAAAGTTGTTAACGCATTGAATTCATATTCAAATTCATCTCAATTAAATTCTTTTGGTGGAAGGTTCAAGTATAGTAAAGTTCTCCGTGTTATTGATGCTACAGATGCTGCAATAACATCCAATATCACAAACGTTAGAATTAGAAGAGATTTAAAAGCAAAAATTAATGCTCCAACGCAATATGAAATTTGTTATGGCAATAGGTTTCATGTAAATGCTTCTGGTAAAAATATCAAGTCAACAGGTTTTAAAATTGTTGGAGAAACTGCAACAGTATACTTTACGGATACTCCTAATGAGGACCTAAAGACAGGCACTATTTCCATTGTAAAGGACGTTGAAACTATCACCAATGCTGATGGTACTACATCATCTTCAATACCCATTGTAGTCCAGTCAGCAGGCACTGTAGACTATGTAAAGGGGGAGATATTGATAGGTGCTATAACAATATTATCTACAGAAATTGAAGGAGATGTAATTGAGATACAGGCATTTCCAGAGTCCAATGATGTTATTGGATTGACCGATTTATACATATCTTTTAGCATTGCCAAAAGCAATATAAATATGGTAAAAGATGTGATTGCATCTGGTGATGACATATCTGGAACTATTTTTTCAACAAGTAATTATTATAGATCAAGCTATTCAAACGGGGAACTAAAGAGGATATAACATGATCGAAACTGGTTTCGAATCTAGAGTAAAGATTCAGCAGATAATTGACAATCAACTTCCAGAATTTATTATAGATGAAAGTCCAAAAACTGCAGAATTTTTAAAACAATATTATATTTCTCAAGAGTATCAAGGCGGAACAGTCGATATTATTGATAATCTTGATCAATATTTAAAACTTGATAATTTTAAACCCGAAGTCATAGTTGGTTCTACGACTCTTTCTTCAGATATAACATCTGAAATTGATACTATTGAAGTTAGTAGTACAAAAGGTTTTCCTAAAACCTACGGACTATTAAAGATTGATGATGAAATTATTACATATACTGATATTATAGGCAACTCCTTTACTGGTTGTATTCGTGGTTTTAGTGCTATTACAGATTACCACAAAGATCTTGAGGAAGAGGAGTTAGTATTTTCAACATCGGTAGCGGCAAGTCATAAAGAAAATGCCTCCGTCCAAAATTTAAGCTCCTTATTTTTACAAGAATTTTACAAAAAAGTAAAATATTCTTTGACACCTGGGTTAGAAGATTTAAATTTCACTTCCAACTTAGACGTTGGAAATTTTATAAAGGAAGCAAGAACACTTTACGAGTCTAAAGGAACCGAAGAATCATTTAGAATTTTATTTAATGTTTTATTTGGAGAAACTCCGACTATAATTGATTTGGAGAAATTTTTAAATAAACCATCATCCGCTACTTATATTAGAAGAGATGTAATTGTTGCTGAAGCAATTTCTGGAAATCCTTTGAATCTTGAAGGGCAAACTATCATAAAGAATACAGATTCTGATAGTACTGCATCTGTATCGGAAGTAGAGACAATTAATAGAAAAGGGAAAACATACTATAAACTATTTCTTTTTGTTGGATTTGATGATTCATTTCCAACGACAACAGGAACATTTAACATAACTGGAAGTAGTAGAAATATAAACAAAATATCTGTTGGTGATACAGTTGTTACTGTAGATAGCACTATTGGTTTTCCAGAATCAGGAACAATTTTTGCAGGAAATAATGAGATAACTTATACAAGTAAAAGTATAAACCAATTCTTTGGATGTTCTAACATTACTGAAGATGTCTCTATTGCATCTGTAGTTCGTTCAAATGAAATTTATTTTGGATATGAAAATGGTGATATTTCAAAAAAAGTAGAAATACGGATAACAGGTGTAATATCTGGTTATCAATCTGATACAGAAAACTCTAGAGTATCTCCTGATGAAAAAATTAAAGTAAAAAATCTTGGAGAAATAATTAAAAATCCAATAGATGAAAAAACATATAAAGAAATATTTGCAAATAGTTGGATTTATAATACAAGTTCAAGATATGAGGTCGAGAGTTTTGAATCTGGAGAAATATCTCAGGTAACATTGAGTGGTGATATTGATAAGTCAAGTCTAAAAGTAGGAGATATAGTTGATGTACTGTCAAGAAATACTGAAAATGTAATTTCCTCCGATTGTCAAGTATTAACAATAACTAGAAGGCAAGTTTCGTTATCAAATTCATTTACCCTTAATTCTTCCTTTGAATATGACATTCGTAGAAAAATAAAAACTGCTACTTCTTCAAACATTGATTTAGAATTCAATCCTATAACATCTGATGTTCAAAATGTTTATAATGAAAATAATGAGCACATGTATGTTGCGTCAAATTCTTTACCATCATATGAAATAACAAAAGAACTTTTTTCATATAATGCAACTGAAGTTGGTGGGAAAGATGCAAATACTGACCTCTATTCTACAATTATTTTTACGACTAAAGTTTCCTTTGTAACTGGATCGGAAATTTATTATTCTGCTTCAGGAGATACTATTTCTGGGTTATCTCAAGGTATTTACTTTGTAGAAGTTTTGTCAGGAAATCTTGCAATTAGATTGCATTTATCTAGAGCAACAATAGGAACCTCCAATTACAGATACTTTGGTGAGTTGACAAGCGGAATTCATAATTTTACTCTTAATTCTCAAAAAGAAAAAGTTTTATCCGCACAAAAAGTATTAAGAAAATTTCCATTATCAGTTAATGTTGCTGATGGTAAGTCTGAACTGACTGTTCCAGGTTCTGTTGGAATGTTAATCAATGGTGTTGAGATAACCAGTTACAAAACTGATGATAAAATTTATTACGGTCCACTAGAATCTGTCAATGTTTTATCTGGTGGATCGGGATATGATGTTATTAATCCACCTCTTCTTTCAGTTTCTTCTGGTGATGCTCTTGTTCAACCAATTGTTAGGGGTTCTGTAGAAAAAGTTTTTGTAGATTCACAAGATTTTGATATTGATGTAATAGTTTCTGTTGCCTTAACTGGAGGAAATGGTAAAGGTGCTTCTTTTGAACCTGTTATTAAGAGGAAACGTAGAGAAATTGAGTTCAATGCCGCTCAAATCTCTAATGGTGGTGGGGTTGATATTACAAATGAAACTATTACATTTACAAATCCTCATGGTTTGATTGATGGAGAACCAATCACATATTTGACTAGGACTGGTGTTTCCCCTTTAGGTATAGGTACTTTTAAGGGTTTAAATACCAACACAGGCGAAACTCTTCAAAATAATGTAACTTACTATACTAAGTTTATAAGTGATAATACCATTCAACTTTTTAAGTCGTTATCAAATTATAAGTCAGGTATTAATACAGTTGGTTTTACGACAATAGGAACTTTTGGTATTCAAAAGTTTGGAACGGAACCAAAAAATAGTTTATCGGAAATAAGAGTACTAAATCCTGGGGAAAATTATGAAAATAGAAAGTTGAGAGTAAATCCAACAGGTATTTCCACAACTTTTGATTCTATTAATTTTAAAAATCATGGTTTTTCTGATGGTGAATTAGTAACATATACGTATGAAACATCACCCATAGCAGGATTATCATCATCAAAGCAGTATTATATTCTTGAAGTCGATGATAATAATTTTAAATTAGCAGATGCAGGAATAGGTGGTACCTCCAGAGCAGAATATGAAAGAAGAAAACCTGTTGACTTTACTAATAATGGAACAGGATATCAAATCTTTAATTATCCACCAATATCTCTAAAAGTCGAATATAGTAGTGTAGGTATTGGTAGCACTCAATTTAGAGGTTCCATTAATGCAACTCCTATTGTCAGAGGACAAATGGTTGATACTTATGTCTATAACTCTGGTACAGATTATGGTTCCACAATTTTAAATTATAATAAAAAACCTACCATTGAGATAAAGTCTGGAAAACAAGCACAGTTCATACCCATCATTATTAATGGAAGAATAGAAAAGATTTCTATTCAAAATAAGGGTATTGAATATTATTCAACTCCAAATATCATTGTTAGTGGTAGTGGAACTGGAGCTGAATTAAAACCAGTATTAGTTAATAATAAAGTTGATAGTATTACTATTGTAAATCCCGGTGCTGGATACTCAACTTCAAATACAACAATTATTGTAGAATCTGCTGGAAAGGGGGTAATACTCGATCCCCAAATTCGTTCATTGACAGTCAATAACAATATTTTTTATAAGGATATTAATAGTACGGATGCCGAATCTACAGAGGTTGTATATTCATCCAATAATAAACTTCAGTATAGTATTTCTGGATATAATAACTCAATAAAAAATGAATTTAATGATGAAGGAACAGATGCTGCTCCTATCCATTCTCCAATTATTGGTTGGGCTTATGATGGAAATCCAATATATGGTCCATTTGGATATCAAGACCCAGAAGATATATTATCAGTTTCTAAAAGGTTAGTTTCCGGATATACTAAAAATTTGACAAATGTTGAAAATAGACCATCCGGCTCATTTATAGGTGATGCTGGTTTCTTTGTTGAAGATTATAAATTTACAAATTCTGGAGATTTGGATGAGTATAATGGAAGATATTGTGTTACTCCGGAATTTCCAAATGGAGTATATGCATATTTTTCCACCTCTGTTGAAGATCTTGAAGGAAATGAGGTGGGATCATTCCCATATTTTATTGGAGATAGGTATAGGTCTAAGTTTGTAGAGGAAAATAAATCACTAGATCAAACATTCAATTTCAATGAATCAAGTTTAGTTCGTAATACATTTCCATATAAAATTGATGATTCTGAAGGTGGTAATGATTTTATTATAGAATCTAATGAAGTGTTTAATCAAAATATTAATATAGAATCTGTCACTAAAGGTATTGTTGACAACTTTGATATTATTGAAGCGGGTGATAATTATAAGGTAGGAGATGCACTACAGTTCAATGAATCTGGAGCAGGTGGAGGTGGTTTAATATCCCAAGTTGGAGAAATTAATGGTAAGCAAATTAATAAATTACAAACTTCAACTTTATCTTATACTGATTCTATTTTTATTTGGAGAGATAAAGATATTATTGAGGTAAAAATATCTCCAAGACATAGTTTGGAAAACTTAGATTATGTGACTCTTACGGGATTTACTACTTCACTAACTGAGTTGAGTGGTACACATAGAATAGGAGTAACTTCTCATACTACAATATTAAA